ATTGGCATGTGGATGCCGTGGGAACCAGAGGCATATAAGACTGGGCGTGTAGAATATATGGAGGAGGAACTCAACAAGCTAATGAGCGAAAAGAACAAGAATGAGTCAAACGCCAAGACCGCATTTGAGCAGCGCGTCAAGGAATCAAAACAGAAGGCGATTGAAGAGAATATTAAGTCAGCGGAGAAGTCTGGAAATACTTTGACTCAAACCATTGATGAACAGGGTAACTTGGTAGGCGTTAGCAATGCAAACACACAAGAATTCGCACTCAAGGAGAACGAGAATATCTCCACCGCCGATATTTGCATGGAATTGTTCGACGGGGACAATATCGTGTCTGGTAAAACGGACAATGGCGTAAGTCAGTTAGTAAGCGGTCCATTTGCGGGTAAAAAGGAATAAATAAATCTATAAATAAAGCTACAAATAATTTAAATAATATATCATGGTGGTCGTGTTATATTATTTCAAATAGTCGTACGACCGCATATCATGATTGATTTGCTTGCCATGATACATAAATATGAATGTACCTATATATTAATTTAAAGGTAACCACAATTTAATATAATAATATGTCTCACAATCTCTCACGCGTATTCTACATCAATCTCGATAAAAGAGACGACAGACGAACGCAAATTGTAGGGGAACTCCAACGTTTCAACCTGTACGACAAATCCGAAAGATTTACTGCAATTCATACCCCTGGTCAGGGCATATTAGGTTGTACAATGTCTCACCTGGAGGTGTTAAAATTGGCTAAGGCGCACAATTACGAACAGGTTCTCATTTTAGAAGACGACTTCTACTTTGTTATTGAACCAGAAGAATTTGAGCACGAACTTGAGCAATTCTTTCAGGCAAATATCCCCTACAGCGTTGTGATGATTTCTTATAATATTCAACGATCCGAACCAACTGCGTATCCCTTTATCCAGAAAGTCATGGAGGCACAAACTGCGTCTGGGTACATTGTTCATCATTCCTTTTATGACACATTAATAAGCCTCTATGAAGAGGCCATCCCGCCCTTAAAAGCTACAAATCAGCATTGGATTTATGCAAATGACCAAATCTGGAAACGAGCTCAACCGACTTCCAATTGGTACTCGCTAACAACACGATGCGGAAAACAACGTGATGGGTATAGTGATAATGCGGAATCATTCACCTGTTATAATGTATAACCGATTTTGTAAATTTATTAAATAATATTATCAATCAATCGCATAATATTATTTTACCATTTAGTAGACTTCTTCACACTAATTTTAGGACCTCCTCCGCGCTTTTTCACCGCACTTGGGTCATATTGCTCCTCCTCATCTTCATCTTTGAGCCCCTTGGACAGTTCCCAAAATTCCTTTGACCCCAACCTAAAGTCGCCATGATTGTCAGCTTTATACCAAAAGACTTGGTCGTGCAATTTGTTTGACTTGGAATTATTATTAATTACGAGGCATTCGTAGTTTTCAGTGCATTGGTCCATTACCTGACAGAAACTTTCAAACGTCGGAAACATACCAGCATAATTTTCATATATACGCTTTCTATTGGCAATATAATTCTCTCTAAGAATGAAAACGTAATCAATATTTGTACGGAGAGTTGGTGGAATACCCAATGGGTACTGCATAGTAATCACTAACATTACCTTCCAGTGACGGCCGTTCATAAAGAGCAGACGCATCATCTTATCTCGTGTCCAAGTTGCGTCGTATAAGCAATCATCTAAAATGACAAACGCGCGCGGGTCAATTGTGCTGCGTTTATATGTTTCCATTTCCTTCTTAATTTGTTTAAGGACTGTCCGCTGTCTTTTCAATATATTTTCAATAATAGCGGTGTTATATTCATTGTGGACGAATAATTTTGGAACCATCTTGGCGTAGAATCCGTTACCCTCTTCTGTTCCGGAAATAACGGTTCCTATCGGGATTTCCTGTTGATAATAAAGCAAATCTCTTACCAAAAATGATTTGCCTGTATCTCTCTTGCCAATCAAAACTACAACGGGTCCCTTATTTTCATTTGGTTTGAAACTAATACTTTTCATATCAAACTTCTTCAATTCTAATGTCATTTTAAATAATTTAGAAATTAAAATTTAATCTTTTAAACGAATGCTAATGTTAGAACCGCGGCCAATTAAATCAATTTAGACAATATAAGCCAATTTAGAATACTGGGTGCTGTAAATAACAGAATATTTGCTATTGTAGTTAGGGTCTGTAATAAGATTGTAATTAGGGTTTATAATAAGTTAAAAACACATATAATTTATATATTAAATAGCTAAAGTATGTTGGTCAACTATCAAAAGCGAAAAAACGCTGAACTTTTTAAAAGTTTAGAGTCTTCCGACTCATTATTTCTCTCTACGGCGCAGAATTACATCCCAGTTTATCAGCGATTCTTCTCCTTAAATGATACCAACTTTAACAATATTAACCTTAATCACAAGTGGCATATTTCGTCCGTAACCGGGCCAGATAACGACGACCATCATATATTTAAATGCAAACTAAAGAACGCGACAACAGGCAAGGCTAAGGACAAGGATGTATTTGTGAAAATGGCGCCCCTATTAGATCCATACAAGTATTTAATTGGCAAGTACGATGTTGCCGACGACAAACTGTTTGCATTGCCGCAGCTAACTTCAACCCCATCAGACTGTAACGCAAAGTTTCTGGACCCCAACAACGCAGCATATGTCGATGGGTTATTTGTATTTTTAACGAGCAATTTAATGCACGCACACAACTTCACACACGGGGTAGACTACTACGGGTCATTTTTAGGTGTAAAGAACAATTTTACAATCAACGTTTTTGACGACATTGAATACCTAAACAACTCTGAGTTTTTTAACAAAAATAAAAACAAATTGTTTAAAATTGACGACTATGATCACTTGTTTCAAAACGAAACCCAGAAGCTTAAACCAATTATTATAGAACACAACACAAGCGCGCGGTCCCAAATGTCTATCGCATCATTTGATAATAAAATATTTGATGGCGTTTTTGAAGAAAATACGATGAACCTGAATGATCTGAAGGAACTGTCCGTTGAGTTATGCGACTTGGTTGACTTAACAAATGCCGGTCCGCAGGGGAACAACGATTCCAAACAACTAACATTAAAATCCAACTCAACATGCTCGTCAAGATCATCGCATACAGAAAATGAGGATCGCGTGGATGACAATGCTAACGATGAAACTGGTACAGACGAACATGCCCCAGACGACATGACCGGCGAGGATAGCGAATGGGAGGACGACGCATCTGACTCTGGAAGCGGGTCGTACGAGGAAGAACAAATATGCGCAAGGATTGAGAAATTTCCCGTCCAAATCATATGCATGGAAAACTGCGAAGATACGTTTGACAATTTAATTCTAAACAATGAGCTGACTACGCAGGAATGGTATTCGGCCCTAATGCAAATAGTAATGATGTTAATAACATACCAAAAGGCATTCGGGTTAACACACAACGACCTACACTCTAATAACGTGATGTACAATCATACCGACAAAAAGTTTATTTATTACTGCTACAAGAAGAAACACTATAAGGTGCCCACTTTTGGACGCATGTTCAAGATTATTGATTTCGGAAGAAGTATTTACAAGTACGACGGAAAGCTTTTTTGCAGTGATAGTTTCCAAACAGGAGGCGACGCAGCAACGCAATATAACACCGAGCCGTATCTAAACGAGAAGAAGCCAAGATTAGAGCCCAACTTCAGCTTTGATTTGTGCCGCCTGGCATGCTCTATATTTGATTATGTTATTGACGATGTTGATGATATTCGGCTTATTAAAAAATGCAAGGATCCAATTAAACGACTGATTCTGGAGTGGTGTTTAGATGATAAAGGCATCAATATGTTATATAAAAATGATGGAACTGACCGCTACCCAGAGTTCAAATTATATAAAATGATTGCGCGATGCGTACACAACCACACCCCTCAGGCGCAGTTAGACCGCCCAGAATTTAACGCATTTTCCGAGTTTAAGGGAGATATTCCATCGGATGTCATAGACATTGACAGTATTCCGTCCTATATGTAGCACAAATAGACAATTAAAATTTTGGTGACAGTTCATAATACAAAAATATTTGCATATATTATGAACCAATTTGGATTTATAATTACAAGGCACGTAAATTCTGAAAGTACTAACAGATATTGGAATCATTCTGTTAAACTGATAAGGACACTATACCCGCGCGCAAAAATTGTTATTATAGATGACAATAGTAATCAGGGTTTTGTAAAGGCAGATTTTAATTATAAAAACGTTGAAATTGTAAAGTCGGAGTTTCCTGGCCGCGGAGAACTGTTGCCATACTACTACTATATTAGAAACAAGTATTTTGAGAATGCGATAATACTACATGACAGTGTTTTTATTCATAAAAGAATTAATTTTGAAGTCATGCGGGGTGAAAAAGTAATGCCATTGTGGGTTTTTGAGCAAGATGCCGAAAACCTTGAAAATACAATAAGCATTGCGCAGAACCTAAATTACAGCTATGACATAAGCAGGGCGTTACGTATAAAGGACATGAAAACGCTCGTGTTAGAATTGCCGCGTGACAAGTGGTGTGGGTGTTTTGGGTGTCAGGCATATATAAATCATAGTTTTTTAGTCGGTCTTGATAAAAAATACAATATATCATCCCTTGTTGGCGCAGTCAAAACACGACCAGACCGATGCTGTTTGGAGAGAATACTTGGCTATCTATTTAGCAGAGAAAACCCGCGCGTGCGCATAAACCAGGGGCTGTTTGGCAGCATATTCAAACACTATAGGGGGTTTGAGTACTCGTTTGACGCTTATATGGAGGATTTAAAAAATGGACACCTGCCTGCGCGTACAGTGAAGGTGTGGACTGGGCGTTAAATGGGTTTGCATGGGCAATCATTATACAATGCGGATTATTCATTATATAATGTAATTCTAGGGATGGGTGTCAGACGGGTATAAACTTTGTACAACCTTGATTCGTAAATCATCTGGTAATGGTGGCATAGAATAGAAAACTTGGTTTTGTTTTGAGGCCAATCCGTGTATTGCGGTATCGTCTGCTTCTACAATTATGTTAGTTAGCAGGTGTATTGATCGTTGGAATTTTTCTAAAAACCATTCGCATTGCTCAATAGTTATCGATGCGCCATTGAACGTTATCGCTCCATAATGCCGAACATATGCTATAGTACCAAACGGCGTTGTATCTCTGCGCATTGATTTAAGAGAGTTTATATACCCGGGATTTGCGAGTTGATCTCTAAGAAATAAATATTGCGCATAAAAATACAGTTTTTCGGTTAACATAAGATGAACGTTCTGAAATATAAAGCTAACAGGCATTTGCGCTCCTCCTCCAATATGCACAAACCCTGAAATCTCTGACAGTCCATTATAGTACTGCATATCTTTTGCATAACCAAATGCAATATCCAAAATTGGGAAAAACGCTCCAGACGGGGGCTTTACACTTATTTTAACAATGGCATCATGCCCAACCGGGTTGGCGGTTTGGGGGGAACCAAGTAATATATCATAACCGTCGCTTACAATTTGTTTTAAAAACCATTGAACAATAGAACATGTGTTTTGAGCAAGGGCTCCTGCAGCCAATGGGTCAAATGCACCTCTGGCAGTCATTTGGTTCTTTATAACTTTAAAATCCAAGTCTCTTACAGGAATCATCATCATCCTATCCTCAGGTAGTTGAGAACCCGCAAGTGCTATACCCAACCCACCCCTTGCTACTATTGTAAATGGATTGCCGCTACTCTGTAGCTTGGATGATATTATCCCAAAAAGAATAAGGGCGGCACACGTCATATTGTTGCATTCATTCCAAATTGCGATAGCATTACCCTGAAATCTTTCTTTTAGCCTGGCGGCATCATCATCGGTTGTTACGAAATAAGAAATTCCGCCTATAACGTACTGAGTTCGCCCATTTTCCTTAGCTACTGGCTCTGGGAGTTCAATTGGAACATATGGACTATTCTGAAATGCCGGGATTAATTTATTAACTTCTTCGCAAAGTAGAGCCCTTTTTTTGGAACTACCGCTGATAAGGTACTTCAACTGATTAACAATAGGCTCACGCTCGGCAGTTGGAATCATCTCGTCCCAAAATGGGGATGGGTTATAAGACAGCCTCTCCTGTCCACCTCTTAGTTTATTATATTTTCGCGATATCCTAGAGGTCTTGCGCTTATTATTTCTTTTACGCGTATTTGTCTTATTTGTCTTATTTGTCTTATTTGTCTTATTTGTCTT